CTATCAGCAGCGGTTGCCTTTTCTGTTTTGTTTGGTTTTGTTGGTATTCCTTTTCTACTCATAATTTCTCGTTATTAAACCGCCACTACGCATAACAGCGGTTTTGTGCTATTTGCCCCATTAAGTTTGTCGGTAAATTGAAGCCTTGTGCAAGGGGCAAACAGACACAAAGCCGCAAAACGTTATAGGGCATTTAACCGAACAACCTAACAACGTCAGACTTTTCACTATTTGGGGTTTCTAAATACATATTACATTCCACTTCATCCAACACTTCATCTATTTGCGGTTCAAACTTCGCATAGCTTTGTTGGTACTTGCTCGGTGGGCAATTAAACCGCCAACAACTATATGAAAGCGGACATTCTTCATTTGTACACATTGTAATATCTGGCATAATCTTAAAATAAACGCCCTATAACATACGCTATACAAAAGCAGGGGCGAACTGCTAATACAAGCGGTGTGCCTCTATTTATCATTTGTGGTAGGCTGAAAGGGAGTGCATCTTAACCCCTGCCTTCGTATAGCGTCAGCCGTTACCTGCCATTTTAAACGACACCATCCGACACATTCAAAATTGGTTCAGCATCGTAGAAAATGACATCTTCTTTGTTTCCAATCTTGCTGAAAATAGGATATTCAATTTCTTTAATAACTGACCTTTCAATAATTAAATTTGAATTTTTGTGTGCTTGGTGCATTGGTGGTAAGTCTTTCAATTCATCTGCTGTAAATGGTTTTGAAGTCTTAATTCGTTTTACATAAGTACCTCGTTTCAATTTCGCTTCTAAATCATTCCAGTTTACACCTTTTTCAAGCATCATCTTATCTTGCATTTCATTACCATTTAGGTTTTGAAGTTGCTTGTGGGGAAATAAACTTTGAGCCAACATTGAAATACTGTTTTTAGTAGCATCGTTTTCACGCCACAATAATTGAACACAAGCATCGTGTAATGTTGGTGTTTGATAAACTCTGCAATCAAAGACAGCAATTTTATCGTGTGTAGGTAAAAGTTCTTTTCGTTTCTCGTTAAAGAAGTTTACACACTTTGCAGTAAGTTTTGATAGTATTTTTTGTTTTTTACCATCATTATAAATTGCACTTTTTCTATCGCCTGAATAAAGTACCAAAGTAATTTCATCGCTTTGTGTATAACCAACAACAGCGTTTGTTTCTTGAACTAAAAACTTTGTTGTTTCAGTCATTAATTCAGTTAATTTTTTATCAAAAGGTCTTTCTAATCCTTTTGTCCAGTTGTGAAAGTTATTACCATCTAATCTGATAATAACAGGTAGTGTAGGTATCATAACTTCATTTGAGAAGTTTTTTTCTAACCATTTACACCAATCGCCTAATGTTTCAAAATCCATAATTTTATTTTTACTTGTTTATAATTCAATTTTTGACGAACCAGCCGAGAAAAAACGGCAGGTAACATCGGTTTTGTGCAAGTGGGGCTGAAGTGCTAACATCAACAGTAATAATCCTAATCGGCTTTGGTACTAAATTTGAACATTCTGCTTTCAAATCCCCACCTGCACAAAGCCGAGAACCGTTAGGCGAAATTATACACCGACACCGTAGAACTTATCTTTAGCTTTTGAAATGTGTTCTATCGCCAAATCAATTGCTGTTTCAATACCTTCATCAACGCCACACAAAACCAATGTTTCAGAACCGTATTTCGTATAAACATTTGAAATCTTCCACATTGTTTTGCCTGTATGTGAATAGTAAGCAGGGAATATAAATTCATCACTTAAAGACAGCAATTGATTAACCTTGCTATCAATAACTTCGCCTAACACGGGTTTTGTGCCATTGGCGGTTTCGTTCTTCGATTTAACTTTTGTACTCATATCAATATTTGTTTTTTAATTTAACATTTGTGGTTTAATTCGCCAACGGACACAAAGCCCGATACCGTTAGCGGTAATTGGCTAACCACTCTATCAAGTCTGCTGTACGTCTCAAAGAACTTGCATCGTCTCTATTGATTGACAGGTCTCTGCTATCTTCAAATCCGTAGGTTTTGTTCCAATCTTCTTTAATGTCAGCAAGTTCTTTTAAACACGCCAACATACCGCTAACATCGGCTATATTTAATGCCTTTTTTAAGCGGTTATTAAGTTCTATTTCTTCTCTTACCATTTATCTGTAATTTGATTGTTGTTACTATTTTTACGGCACTAAACATAGCCGAGTTACGTTATGAGCAATAAATAAAGAACTCCACGTCCCAATCTTTTTGCTCTTCATTTTCCTTTGTTTGAACTATTTTCAACAACGGAGTTTCTGCTTTCTCAAAACCCCATTCAGTCATAATTTCGGGTTTACCACTTGAAAAATGATAACCATTCCCAGTACTATCTGTAAAAGATGAATGGGGTTTTAATTGCTTTCTGTGTTTCGCAAAAATAACAGCGTACACTTCATTTGATGTTTCTATCCACATTTTCGTAAAATTTACTGCTCATAACAGCGTATATGTGCAATACGCTTTCAGCATTTGTTGTTAATTTAAAGTTTCGTTCCTGCGTACTGCACATATACGCAAACCGTTATGCGTCATGCTGCTATTCTGCTCCACAACAACAATCTGCTACATGAATAACCTCGCCATTTTTTGCCATTTGCCAAGCACCACATTCGCAATTTGCAGCCCTTTCTTCCAGTTCCCTTTCTCGTTGCTCTTTGTAAAAATCTTCATCCCTTCCATCATCTTCAAATTCTTCATCCTCACATTGAGGGCAAAAAAAGGCTTTCTCCTTGCTACTAAAAGTTTCGTTACACAATACGCACGAACGCATAACAGCACCTTGTTGCAATGCGGGGCTTTGTGGTTTATTGATATTTTCTGCTTCCATTGAAATTTTATTTATAGTTGATAAATTCTGCTTCTAAATCCCGCACTGACAACAAGCTGCGTACCGTTACCCTTTGTACCTATTGGCAATCTCAATCAACTCAGCCAACGTTATCCGATGCGTTAACTTTTGCCATCTGTTCGATAAGGTCGGATGAGTCCTTTACCACTAATGCAATGCACCCCGACTCTTTGGCCTCAGCGATAAACCTTGACTGTGCAGGGCTTAACTTATCCTTGCCAGTTTTAATCTCTACAAAAATAGCCCGTCCGTTTATCCGTGAAAAGCCGACAATATCAGGCACTCCAAGTAAATGATTAGGATTCTTTAAAAAAGACTTTCGTTGGACTGAGTACACCGCCCCGTTGTTATTCCGCCAAACCTTGTAACCAATAAGGTAAAGGTAGTCGATGCAAGCCTTTGTCGTTATGTTAGTCGCTGTTTTAGCCATTGGTGAACGCTTTATAAAACTGGTCGAATAATTCCCTACATTCCTTAACCTTTTTCTCTAAGGCGGTAAATTCGGCCTCGTTCTTATTCAGGCGATAAATAAACATTCCTAAGTCGCAATCAATACGAGGGTCAAAGGAAACAAAATCACACCACTCACGGCCTGTTAAATACAAGTAGCTCATTATTTGCCAGTAGTAGTCAGGGTGTTCTTTCTTAAAATACTCATCACTTGTAATAAAGCAATGTTTTAAGTGATTAGCACCATTAAACGGGCATTTAATCTCTATAAGGCCGTCATCACCTATCAACCCATCGGGTGAGCCTGTAAAATACTTTAAATCAGGATTGAACACTAACTGTGCATCATTAACATCACGGTCTGTAAGTTTGGTGTACCACTTTTTAGCGATTGGCTCGTTATCATTACCCCACTCGGTAGCGAAGTTATCAAAGCCGCTTTTAACCTTACCGCTTAACTTTTCCCATACCTTTTCCAGTATGTAAGTTTCAGCCGTTTTGCTTATACTTTCACTTTTACTTCGTGGCTCTGTCATCAGTTTCCATACCTCTGAGCCAGTAAACGAGCCTTGTCTGTCTTTAAACCACTCAGGGCTGTAAATCTCTATTCCTGTTTCCATCGGTCTGAAATTAATGAGTCATAGTTAATAATTTCGGCTCTGTTCAAATCTTTACCAAACAGTTTACCAAACTTTTCGGCTGCATCTTTTACAGCAAATGTTTCAGCAGAAGGGGCAGCCATCATAACACCCTGTGCTTTGGCCTTATTCCAGTCCATAGCCCCTGCGCCCTTATCTGTTTGGATTGGTGCTGCACCTATGCCGTCCTGCCATTCCTCGGACTGGGTGATAGGGTTAATAACATACAGGCGTACGGTTGCCACTACTGAATTGGCGATACATTGCACACTCCGAACCTCTACCCACCATTTAACGAATATACGGCTTAATAGGTACTCTACACGTTCTATTGGCAAATATGCGCCTTTGGTAGTAGGGTGTTGTTTAAGCCATTGTTTAGGCGGTTCTTGGTTGAGTAGCACCATAAAGTCGTTATCCTGCTTTCTTAACTCATTCTCACCTACCAACTGGGCTAATGTTGGTAGTTTGTGTTCTTTAACTGCTGGCGATGTTTCCATTGTTTAGGTTTTAAATATTACTAAAATGGCAATGAGTCGTTATCATTTGATGACGGTGGAGTGTTCACGGTATTAGCCGACCCGTCCGATTTCCACACTACCTTACCGTTGCCGATATAAACGGCCTTAGTTTTTTGCTCACGTTCTTCCTTAGTTTGGCCTTGCTGAAATGAGCAGTCGTTACCATAGTCATCTTTACGGTCTGATACCATAACGGTTACATTGTAATACTTTTGTCCGTTTTTACCTTCCACGATACGGGACTTGTCGATTTTTGTTAGGTCTATTGACCCTGCGATAATAATCATATTTATTTTTTTATTGGTTTACTTTTACTTGGTTTTTAAGGTTGGTTAAATTTTGCTGAAACTGGATATCCTGCTCTAACTGGCGGATGATGTCAAGTCTTTTGCATCTGATTGTTTGGTTAACGGCATCTAAGTGTGGTGAGTCGTTACGGGTTGAACGATTGAACTCGATAAAAGCGTTTAACTCTGAGTCGAGTTGGTCTTTAAGTTGGTCTATTGTGTTCATTTGGCGGTGTTATTTTGGTTTTTTATAGTTTACCAGCGTATTGTGCAAACATTTTTTTACCATCTTGCAATTCAGTTAACATAACGCCTTCTCTCCAAAATTCACGACCTCTGTCGTAAAATTTAGCCGATACTTTTTTCATTTTTTTAAGTTCTGATTTTGTGATAAAATGACTGAACTTGCCAATCATTTGTGCTGTTCCGTATTTCAGAGTTGGCACTCCGATAATGTCGCAAATTTCCCAAAGTTCATCGTCATTCTTTGGGGTAACTGTGTCGATTTGATAAACTGATATTTTCATGGCGGTGTTGTTTTAAATGTTTCTACAAATATATACACACTTTTGTTAAATTGCAAGGGTTATTTGATATTATTTTGTTAAAATTCGTAAAGTGTTGATTTTCAGGATTTGTTTTTTTAAAGTAGCGCATAGCCGTATGTTGGGCGTAATTTTACGGACACCCTACACGTTCAATGTTTACTAACTGACCATCTGTAAATTTTGCATTGAACTCATACCAAATCTTATTGACAGAAGTATAAAAATTGACATATCCGTGATAGTCGTTTAATTCAATCCATTGTTCATCCTTTGTGACTAAACCACCCATTTTGCCAGTCAATTCAAACATTCCACTTTTTATAGTATCGTCCCATTCGTACCTACAATTTAAGAACTTCAACTTGCCATCGTCTGTGATTTCAGCAGTTGACATTATACACTCAAAATCCTTAGTTTGCCAATCAGGGTTTTCGCCAATAGACAATTTTTCGCTATCGGTTAAAGGCAACTTACTGGTGCTTATTTTTAAATTATCAAACATTCCCATAATAAAAACTACGCCCAACATTATATTGGCAAAAGCAGGGCTGATGTGCTAAAACCAACAGAAGTACACTTATTAAACTTTTGTGCTGACATCCGCAGTAGTACTTCAATTCCCTGCCTTCGCCAATATTTTGCCGTTAGGCGAGATTATAAAACAACCTCCCAATAAGATTGAATTTCGCTTGACAACAACCATTCAAAATCTTGATTTTCTTCAATCAATCTTTCTTCGTATGGCTTTGCTTCTATTTCTTCAAGTGCCTGTTTTTTAGACATAATTCCTAATGCAACTTTTGACCAATATTCTCCACGATACCATTCAACTTTATCTGCAAATCTTAAAGTATCTCCGAAGTAAATTTTGTTTTTATTTCTGTCAAAAACTCCAGTAAATTGTTGCATTTTGAATTTACTTAAATCAAGTTTTGAAAGAGTTAGAAAGTCAGCGTGAGTGTTTGATATAAAAATAATATCTCCATTTTCAGCTACTAATTTGAAATCGAACGGTAAACCAAAATAACCTCGCATAACACGGGTTTGGCAAAATGGCTGTTCAGTTATTTTATTTGACATTTGTATAAATTTTAAAGTTTTGTAATTCTATTCAAGTTCAGGCCAGCAACTTCGCCAAGCCGAGAACCGTTATCCACCTAAAAATTCAATTCCTTCTTGAGTTATAACATAGTGGTTAAGGCTAATCTTTGAATGCCTTGTTAGCTTTCTACCTTTGTTTTCGATTAATTTACCAGCTGATAATTCTGTGATTCTTCCTGAAACTTCATTGATAGATTTTCTCAAATGCAATGCGATGTCGTGACAGCATTTTTCAGTTTTGTAAAGGTTAAATACTTGTAATACTTGAAGTTGTTTTTCGCTTAAATGCGGTTCTATTTCTTGTCTGTATGCTTCGATACTTGCGATGTTTGTTTCTCTCATACTTCTAAAATTTCAATGATGATTAATTGTAATTCTTTGTCTATTAGTGTTATTTGTGTCATTTGAGTTTATTTTGCACTTCTTTTATAGCTAATCTAACCCTGTTTTCAAGTGCTATTTTATCATATTCAGGAACGTCAAAAGTTATTGTTTTGATATTTTTGTAATATCCACCATTCTCTAGGTAAGGTAAATCATCATCATTTGACCAATTTATCCATGCTACTTTATTTTGGTCACCATCGTAATTACTTGCAAGTTCTTTTATGTCTGCAATTTCGTTTTTATATGGTGCGTAAATGATTAGTTCTGCATTTTTGCAACCTGTAAGAATTGAATTTGAAACTAATTGCCAATAGTATTTTTCACCATCTTTGTGTTTAATTCTAACATCATCTATATTATCGCATTCGTAAAATGTACAGAATGATTTTAAGGTCATTGGACACTTTACATCACATATAGTATCTTCATTTTTCTTTAAGTCAGGCGTACCAGCCCACCATTCTGAAAATTCAGGCGAATTATAAATAATCGTATCTTTACTTACAAGTTCGTATTCATAACCTAAACAATCAAATGCTTGTCTTTCAACTAAATTCCCCCAACTTGTAGGCTTTGCGCTAGTTTCATTGTCTAATCTTCTACCTAACCTTATTTCAAAGTAAACCTCTTCACAATAAGAATAAAAAGGTGTACCAATAGTATCTTTTGCTTTTCCATTTGCCATTAATTTGTAAATCTCACTTGACGTAAAACGCCCATTTCTTTTGATGTCCATATTATTTAGCTTGTAAGTGTTTAAGTAATTTATCGTGAGAAATAACCTCTTTATTTTTGATTATCTTTTCTGCTCTAATTTGTTCGTCGCCTGTAAGAGATTCTTTTTTTAGCTCGTACAAATCTTCTAATGGCTTCCAATCAATTTCTACAAATACATTCACGAATCTTAATCCGTTTTTCTCACCAATACCACCTTTATTTTCTTGTACTGCTATTTCAACTTTAATGTTTGACCAATCAGTAAAGAATTGATTACCTGTCTTTGTTTGTAAGAATTTACAATTAGTAGGGTTTAGTATCATTGGCTTTAACTTTACGCCATTTTCAAGTTCTGTTTCTAAAAAGTGTGCTACTACTTTTTTTTCTTTGCCTTTTACAAGTTTACATTCTTGTTCAACGCATTCTTTAATTGTAACGACAATGTTTTTATCTAAGTCCCAACTTGCAAGGAAGTCTGACTTGTAAACATCACGCCAATGTTTTTTTTGATTACTCATGGTTTTGTATTTTATTTTTGATTAATTTTGTTTACTGCTTTTGCAGATTTTGTATTTTAGTCAGGTAGTCATAATACCTGACTTTTTGTTTAAAAAGGCAAATTATCATCTATTTGCTCAGGTATCACTTCTGAAGTTGTGTAAGTAGGTAGGCTGTTAGACTGCTTTTCTGTGCTGTTTTTTGGTGTAAACGTATCTAATGTTATATACATGTTATTGCCGTTTTTATCCGCTTCTTTTCTATTTTGAATAACGACATTGCAATAACCTTTTTCGTTTCTGTGCTTTTGCAATTCTGCAATAAAATCATCTACTTTAATTGATGCGTTGATTAGGTCGCCACCGTTGTCGAATTGTTTTCTTTTTAAGAAAATTCCGTTGATGTAAGTTTTGTCTGCCATTGTTTTGTTTGTTTATTGATTGTTAAAAATGTTAAATAAAAAACCGCCAAAAGCGAAATACATAGGTCAGTATGTAAATGCCAAAGGCGGTGTATTGTATAAAATGTCTGACCACATCTTGTTTATTCTTTAGTAAAGATAAGTAATTAATTTTAATTTGTATGTTAAGTTTTTTTATTTTGATTAAAAATTTGTTTGATTAATTGCCACCCATAAAGGAATCGAACCTTTGACCTACATCCATCTGAATTTAATCATGGGGAACTGTTGCTCTCTAACTAACCTTGCATAACTTTTTTCTACACACTCCTCATTTTCTAAGCATGGTTTGCGAGAACATGTTTTTATGTTGCAAGTGCGATTCATGATGCTATTCTTTCAATTGCTTTGTTTATTTGTCTAATTTTTGATTTACCGTTATTATATAACCTTACTGCATCTAAGTACTTATTAAGGTCTTTTCTAAAAGCTAGAATATCAATATCTCTTTCATACTTATTTACATGGTACACAACGTTTGTTCTATCTCTATTAATCATCAGAGCTACTTGCTTATCGCTTAAGCCTTGTTGTTTTAAATCGTAAACAATACAGCTCATTATGTTGCTTTTGCTTTTTAAAACCCTTTGCGAAAATTCCGATACTTCAATTCCAAGTTCTTTACATAAGAATCTGAAATAGTGATAATACTTAGCTGTTGCTTTTTCGTTTTTCTCTTTTTCTATTTCACGCTTTCTTTCTTTTAAATAAAAGTTGCATGTTTCAATATCTTTTTCATTGAAATGTTTGATAAAACTTTTTATTTCTCTATTTCTCATTTTCTAATTATTACATAAATTGTCCAAAATATTATTCCTACTGCTACAACTATGTAGCACTTTATCTTTTCTCGTTTTGTTATTGGTTCGTTCATTTGTAGCAGATTATTAGTAAAAAGAAAATGAATAATAATACTATCAAGAAATCTTTTGCGTCTATTGTTTTCATAGCTCAACTAATTTTGATATGTCCTCTTTAAAGTTTTGCAAGAATAGTTCTGCTAGTTCACGAGTTGGAAATGATAGGTATCCATAACTACTACTACGATAATCAACATTTAGAATCATACCCATTCTTTCTATACACCATTTATCTTGATTATCATCACTCCAATCAGGTACCCAATCACCTCTGTATACCGCCATAAGTTGACTTAGTTTTGCTTTTGCGATTGCTGATTCTGCTTCTTTGGTTGTTCGGAAAACATTGTAATTGAAAACACTTGCGTTAAACATACAACCTGCAAGAATACTAGAATCTGTATTTATAATACAACCACTTATTTTTTCCAAATCCTCATACTTCTTTGGTAACTTTGGATTGTGTAGTTCTGGGAAATTAGCAAGTAGTAACTTATCCATTACCTCATCTTTTCCGAACATTTCTTTAGCTTGTTCAATGCTTAATTCTATTGTTTTCATTAGTTTATATTTAAAGTGAAAGGTTTAACAATAGGTGTAGCAATTACTACCATTGGCTCATTTTGTAGTTTAATCTTTTCCCAACGTTCAGCACGTTCTACCGTTCCGATGTATAGATGTTGTACATCATCTGCGATTTTCCAATTTTGGATTGGATTTGTTTTTAAGTAGTGTTTTGCTTTCATTGCTTTGCTTTTTTATTTGATTTTTCAATTAGTTCTTTTAAATACTTATCAAAGAAGTCAATTTGTTCTTTATTAAATACTATATTTTCTTCGTTCGCTTGATTAAGCATAATAATTATTTCATTCATAACTATTTATTTTCTTCTTTATAATTCTATAATTTCAAAAGCATTCTTAGTTATCATAATCTTATTATGTTTAATATATTTTCAATTGTTTTAATAAAATCCTCGGCAACTTCTTGATTATAACCATCGAAATCAAAATCTCTTTCTTCTTCATCATTAAATGATAAAGTTATTATAGGAATAACTTCTTCTAAAGATGTTTGTTGTTTAATTGAAAAAATATCATCTTCAAATATTTTTGTTATTAATACTTGTTTATCATCCACTTGGAATAATTTTGCAAATTGTTCTCCTTTCATTTTTATTTATTTTCTTCTTTATAATTTTCGATACAAGGTGTACAGTACTCAACTAAACCAGCGTCATTGTATTCTTTCATGTCGAATAACTCAATTTCACTTTCTTCTACATGCTCACAGCAAAAGTTACATTTTGTCAATTCTATTACGTCAGGTGTTCCTAAGTAGATAGAATAATCTGCGTACTGTTCTTCTCTGTAATCTTCGATGTCCATGGCTTATTTATTTACATCTGATTCTGAAAGTTCCATGTGTAATGGTTCTAATATTTCAAGTTCTGTTAAACCTGTATGTTTTTTGATTATTTCCAAAACTTCAAAACTTCTTAATTCCATGCTTGAATTTCTATTTAAAAACTGCAAACACGCATTTGGCTTCTTTTCAGTTTTAATACATAGCTCAGCAAATAATTCCGTATTTTCTAAGCATATTTTTTTTACTTCCTCTCTTAACATATCGTTTTATTGTAGTTCGTTATTGTGATACAAATATAAAGTACATTATTTGATTATGCAAGTATTTTGTGATAATTATTTTAAATAATGTATATTTATTGATTTATATCAATCTTTTAACGTCCAAACCTTTTCTCTTTCAACTTTCGCACCGTATTTTAAAAGCATTTCCTCCATCTTATCTAAAGTTGGTTGGTTTCGGTCTACATTAATGGTAAGTGAACGATTCTAATTACTGACAGTTACTGATAGATTCTAGGATAAAATAGTTTCTAACCCTTTATCAATGGAATTAAATTTAGCTTCATTTAAGGTGTAGATTCTCTTTTTACCATCTGCTTTTACGTTTACCAAATTTGCATCACGTAATATTTTAAGATGTGACGATATTGCCGACTGTTCTAATTTTATTATACTGTACAAGTCACCGACTGCGATTGTCTTTTTACTTTTTATCTCGTGCAAAATTTGCATTCTGACGTTATTTGTAATTGCCCTTACGATTTGCCCAGCTTTTTTTACTTTTTTCAAATCGATTAAATCGGATGTTTGGTTTGTTAAAAATGATTGATTTTCCATCTTTTTGTTGTTTTTATTTTTTTGAATTTAGTTTTTAAAATTACGGTTTGGGAGCGCCAACCGTTTTAAGGCGTATGAAATTTACTAACTTTTCAGATTCAGTCGTGTTTAACGTTTAAAACCGATATTGGTGTGTCTTTTACTTGTTTTAGTGTTATTTCTGCCGAATTATTTAATCGTTCTATTTTGTACGTTTCACCATCTTTTAATAGCTGGCTGTACTCTTTCCAATCTTCGGAAATTGGCGTTAATACTATTTCCTTGATTCCGTTTAATTTTAGTGCTACTTTCATAAGTATAAATTTATTTTGAAATTATTAAAAATCATTTTTCCTTCTTTTTGTGGTGGAGCATAATTTTATCTTAAATTGTTCCGTAAAAATTACTTTTTTAGTTGTTCAAAAAATTCTAGCTTACTGCCATTAAAAATTAGTTTTCCATTGTCATAAATTTCAATTTCTACCTGTAAATCGTTTCTTACAACAATACTATCTTCTTCGTGTCTTAAAAATACTTTTACGTTTGATAGGTTGCATTTGTAAAATGATTTTTTGCTTATTGTATTTGTAGTTTTTACTTCTAAATTTTTCATACTTTTAAATTATTCTGATTGATAAATTATTTTGGTTTGTTATTGATTATTTAAAAATTAGTTTTTTGTATAAAAATCATCGCTGTAGGTAGCGAATATGTATTGGTTTTCGTCTGTGCAAAATATGATTTCTAAGGTTTCAGAATTTATGTATAGCGTTGCGTTATCCAGTATGTAACGCATTACATTTTCTTCAACTACTTCTATTCCGTAAATGTTAAAAAACACATCTTCTGTTTCTGTAATTAACATTAATTCGCTATCATCTTCGTTGAATATCCATGTAATACTTTCATCTATTGCATATCCGTTTCTGTCTGTTTTGGTATCTGTGAAAAGATACGTGTTGTTTGCTTTTACTGCTGTTAGTGTGTACATTAATAGCATTGCTAATATTACTTTTTTCATTTGTTTGCTTTTTTAGTTATGATAAATCTATTTTTGCGTATTGGATTGGATAATAATATTTTCTTGTGTGGTGTACTTTTTTATCTTTTGTTACTTCTAGTAAGTTTTTAAATCGTTCTGGAGTTGGTTCTAAATTGTAATAGATATTATTAAAATCTGTATCAATAATTACATCGTATGCTTTGGTACCGTTTACTTTTTCTATTTTGTCAATATTTTCAATTAACAATTTTACTTTTTCTTTTACTCTTTCTGTTTCAGATTGTGGAGTACCAAATAATACATTTTCAATTTGTGTTTCTATTCCTATTGGTTGTAATGTTTTCATAATTATATATTTAGTTATTGGTTAATTCAATACATCTATCATAACCAAGCATGAAAATATTTAATTGCTCATAGCTTAGTTTTGGACTAATACTTTTTCCATCTTTAGTTAAAAAGTACTTGATAGTTTTTTTTCTTTTGTCATCTTCCCAAAATCTGCAAACAATTAAATTTAGTTTTGTTGCAAAGTTTTGTAAAGCGTTTGTTTGTGCTTCTGCTTGTTGGTTTGTCATGTTGTTTAGTTTAATTTGATTTTATAATTCTATAAATAAATCTGTACAACAAGGATTAAACGGGCTGTTTTTTCTGTTTATTTCGTTAAAAAAATCACACAGTCCTTTTATGCCTCTTGTTGCTTTTATGGTATCTTTCAATACTTTATAAGTAAATTCATAATCATTTACAATTTTATATGTTTTACCACTTGGAAATATTACCTGCTCTTTTTCAAAGTCAATTAGGATAGTTCCTTGATTTAATTCCTGTCCATGTATATTGTAAGAAATTAGTTTTATTGTTTCTGGTGCTGTTGTTAATGTTTTCATTGTTGAATTTTATTTTATTAGATTTTACTTGAAAATAATGTAAGTCTTTATGCGTTCATTTTCGGCTGTGAATTGATCCTAAATTGTGTGTGCGTATGGTTGATTATCATACGCACTTTTTTTTATTTTACTTTTTAACAAAAGCAAAATAAGGTGCTTTTCTGTGTTTTGTCTTCCCTAAGCATTCCATTTTTACACCTTTATAAGTAACAATTTCGCCAATTTCTACCTTTCCAATAAAGAATTCTGTTGCTTCATCTTTTATTTTTTTTGCGTTTTCACTACTTTTTTTATTGTATGTATATTTGTAACCTATATTTTTTTTAGAATTTTTATAACAATTGTATGCTTTTTCTTTTTGCCCTGTCAATAGGTAGAATAAAATAAAATCATTTACTGCCCAAAAATCTGTTTTATTGCCAAATTTAGAAGTATGATGCCATTCACTAATACCTATGGCGTTTCTTTCTTCAAGTTCTTTAAATTTCTTTTCTGTTATACTGTATTCTTTTTTAAAAAGAGTTTTCGGATATTTGCCATCTTTTTTAGCGTTGTATGATCTTACGCTTTCAGAATATCCAATATATCCACTGTTTCTGCCTATTGCTTTCATAAAAATTAGTTTTTAATTAGTTATTAATTAGGTTTCGGTTTATTAGCTTTTATTAAGTCCTGCCACAATTGGGACAAACTCCATATTTCGGTATTTTCTGCCATTGGTTAAGGTTTATTTAATTAGTCTTAATTCACTTGCAATGTATGCTCCAATTGCTGTATCAATAGCGTAATTTAAAATACTTTCTCTATTATATACATATACATCTGTAATAGTTCCCAAAAAAGCATAAATTCCGCTTCTATTTTGGTAGCATACCATTTGCCCAATTTTTAAATCTGTGTCATCTGGTATTTTATTAATTAAAACTTCTATTCCGTCACGCATTAATTGAGTTTTATTGTTATCTGTAAATTCAATACCAATACATTTTTGCATGTCTTCTTTTGGATAAACTCCCAAATCAAAATATTTATTTACAAAGTATTCTTTTGCTGTTTGTTCGGTGCTATTTGCTGATATATTTGTTTCATAATTGTATTTACTATCTGTAAATAATACTTTTACTGTGTTTAAGTTATTTGTGTTCATTTTATTAGATTTAAGTTGATTAAAAAAGATATGCGTTACAGTCGCACCCCTGTTGTGTAATTACGACCAAAGTTTTTTAGCCAATTCTAAATTTTTAGTCATTTCATTAACTTCCTTTTTTGCGTATGTTAATGAAAATGAGTGCTCTCTTTTTTCTGGATTATTTTTATACATATCATGTTTTTCTTTTGCTAATTCCAATTTGTATTCATAAAATTCAACACTTTCTGGCATTGATAAATTTATAGTGCTTTCTTTAGCTTTCCAATAGTCCGCACGACTTTCATACTCTTTTGCTTTTTTGTCAAATTCAACACATTTTGCCATTCTATTCCAATTTCTTTCAATCAATGCTCTGTGTCTTTTTTCGCTGTGGTGACCTGCTTTAATTGGCTCTGCTAACACTAAAAAATCTTTTCCTTCTTTTGAAGCTTCATAATACTGATTACTTTTATTTTCTGCGTTTGAACTTGCATTTAATAAGCGTTCTGCTTTTTTTCTTGCAAATTCTTGTGCATTAAAGCCGTCAGCTCTAACTATTGAATAATAGTAAAAACCATCTTTTTGCCCAATAAGATTAAAAACAATACTTTCGTTTTCTTTGCCGTATTTAGTTGTTACATTGATAATATCACCTTTACTATATTGCTGTGAGCATTTGGCTAAAAATACATTAGGAACGTATTTTGAATAAGTGTTGTTTGGTGCAACTTCGTTGCTGTTGTTTGTTTCTGTGTTTTGTGTTAAATTTGTCATTGATAATAATTTTTAAAGGTTAAGAGATTTAATTTTGTTATTGTTGCGTACTATTTCGAGTAGTGCGCTTTTTTATTTTAGTTTGCCATCTTCTGTGAAGTAATATTCATTAGATTCTATTGTTTCTATTATAGCTGTTTCGCTTGTTAAATAATCAAATTCATTAGACAATATAATTCTATAATCTTCTGAAATACTTTTTAAAAAATCACTTTCTAAGTCGTCTGCTTCGTTATCAAATTCATATTCGTTTTCTTCTGCTACAACATTTTTATTTATTCCATCTGAATATTTAGATACTAAATTGTTCCAACTTTGTATAAATGTTTGTGCTGTTTTGTAAGTTTCGCAACTTTCACCATGATTAAGAATAATCAAATTTGCTGTATCATATGCACTTTGCATAAATTGAGCATTAACATAACTTCCTCTATCAATATCAAAACTTGTTATTTTTAGATTTATTTCTTTTGCATCATCATAAGTATTTAGCCACCAGTCAGAATCAACATTAATATCTGATAAATTAGATATAGCTTTTTGTTTTGCGTATTCGCTTAATTCCGAAAATTGATAAAGGTTAATTTCAATTGTTTTCATAATGTTTTTTTTAAGAGTTAAGAGATTTTATTTTTGTTGTTGTTGCGTACTATTTCGAGTAGTGCGCTTTTTTATTTTAGTTTGATTTAGAAAATTTTAAATCTGTTTTATATGCTATATTTTGTAGTTTATCAGTAAATAGTAAAAAGTCGTAATAACTATCAAAAGATGGACTATTTTGTTTCCCGTTTTCATCTACTGTAAACGTTTTTTTATCTTGCCCTATCTCATCAGTACAGGCAATCTTTAAAAATCTTTGTTTTGGTTTGTAAAATAAATTTGTTCTCATTGTTTTTTATTTTAGTTTAATGGGTAAAGTTTTTTAACTCCTTTGTATACATCTGTTCTGATTATGCAATTAGTGTATATTACAAAATGATAGTAATTATTTCCGTTTACTTTGCCCTCGCTTCCTTGCGCTTCTTTGTATTGATTAGGGTGTAACATTGTCATAAAATCAATAAGTTTACTTGTTTCGTTGCTTTTTTTTAAACCTATTAAATCTTTAAATGTTGGTGTAATTGCTTTAATTTTTGCGCTTAAAAATTCTGCTTTAGTCATGATGTTTAATTTTAATTGTTTATAATAACGTTTGTATTTGATAGTACAAATATACAACAATTATTGTAATTGAATACATTGTAAGTCAATATTTAACATTTAGGATAAATCTAATATTTGGAACATGTAGTAAAATATAGCGTTTCGGCTTATTTAGAATAATTCTAAATTTCAAAACAACTAAAATTTAACATTTTTAAATGATACAAAACGTATAAAAATGATAATTTAAATAGAAATAAATCGCTATCTTTACATATTATAATAAATATTATGATAGTCCACACACAGTGGACAAAAGTCGCCAAAAAATGGACTAATTTGTATGTAAAAATCAATTCCTTTCTTAATAGTATATAAAGAGCTAATGAAAAGCAATAAAATACACGTACCAGTTGTCAATGTTGATACAGGCGAATATATGTTATTGATTAAAAATAAAAAGGAAAGCAAAGTTAATAGCAGCAGGTTTATTAAGTTCTATTTTCCATTAATTAATATACTGCATACGTTGGCACCAACTGAAATAATAATAGTACAATTTATTGCCAATAATCTTGGAATAAAAAAAAATAAAATACTAATTACACAACAGTTAACCAATTTAAAAAAATCATCTTACTATAATTCAATCAATAAACTAATTAAACTAAATGTGATCTTTAAAACTAAATATGAAAACATCTACCAGGTAAATAATGATATGTTTTACAATGGCAAGTATTAACCAACAAAATACAAGTTAGAACTATCATAAAAATTGGCTAAAAATCACTATCATTTTACTACACATCAAATAAATGAAATACACAAACGTACTGATTAATCATAAATTTAACAAAAATCACAAAAACATTAAACGTACTGTAAACCTAGTTTCTTATACGTTTAACCACCACTAAACCGAGTAAAACGTACGTTTATTGTCTGTAAACTGAATAAAACACTCCATAAATACACAAACTATAGTAAACTAAACTAAACTAAAAAAAACTAGAGTAAAACGCTCGAAAAAAAAATTAAATTTTCAACTAAAATTATATTATAAAATCAACCTTTGAACTATCATAATTTATTCTAACTTAACCAATGCAAATTCTACTTTATAACCTAAATGTGCTAAGTAAATTAATATCTGTGATGCTGAAATATATTTACCGTTTAAATTGTAGCTTTTAAATACGCTGTATTTATTGTTTACATACTCATTTAACACGTTAACGTATTTTGAACCTCTCTTTGCTTCATATTCTCTAATCGTGCCTAAATTGGCTACTATTATGCGTCGTATTGAATCGTCGTTTAAAATGTGTTCATTTACATAGTTTCTTCCTTGTCCTACCTTGTCCGAAAGTCCACCATTTAACAAATATTCATTATCAATTACCGACATCTTTAATAAATTTCATTGTTTGAGTGTTTACGATTGTTGTGTTCAACTTTATTTAACATCAACCACACATGTAACAAAAGTAATAATTATTTTAATACTTGCAACATAATTGCATAATGTTTCATGTGAAACATGCAACTTAATTGCATTTAGTAAGTGGATCACTATGTGAATTGTCTTTTATGTGTGGAAGATTGCTTCAATTTCTTCTTTTTCTTTCAAACAGTCAATAAAATAGGCATTCTGACTGTCACTAATATACATTATGTTAAATAGGATAACGAATGTGATTAAAATGCTTTAAAGTTACTAATCCTGGTGCATTAATTTAACCAGGGGGGTAGGTTTTTTTGGGGGAACATGTAGGGGGTATCGGTAGTGTGGGACCTCCACCACACACACTGTAAAAATGTCAAAATCAGTTAGTTGTGTGTTAGTTATGGTTTAATTGCAATTAGGTCAAATTTTAGGTATTACGACATTTGGTTAAACTTGCAATATGGGAGTTTACTACTTTGTGATGTTAATAGGATTTCATGGATTGGGTTTTAGTTATTTGTACCCTGCGATAAAAAATGGGTTAAATGATTGGGAGGGTGGTGAGCGTGAAAGTTGGGGAAGCTGGGTTGTATGGTTTAGGGTTATGTTGTTTGTGATGATGGTAGTAGGATTGATGGGTATGTATAGTGTTAGTAGTAAGAACGGTTTTTGACTTACGAATTTTAGGTATAACAAATTAAAATTAAGTTTGAGATATGGAAAATAAGCAAGTTAGCGCGATTGCCTACATGTTACGGAGTGATGAACGGACGATTAAAAAGCGAGGTCGTGCTATTCGGAATATTGATTTTATAGATGCGATGAAGCGTTATCCATATTTTAAGAGAGTGGAAGCGACACATTTCTGTAATACGTTGACAGAAGGAATACGTTATATCGGAAAAGCTGAAAAGTATGTCAAGGTGTTTAAGGAACAGTTTGGAATTGAGTGTGGCGTTGGTGATGTTATTGGATTTAAAGAAGTGAAAGAATGAACCATTTAAGCGAACAGCAGATAAATGAATTGGAAAAGGATGGATATACTATTCTCTCGAATGATAAGCATGGTGCGTCTATTGAAAAGCATGGTGAAAAGTTTTATCAGTATTCGTTATTAGGTGGGTTGTTGGATAAAGCGTACAATAAAGTAAAGGAAAACAGATGAAGCAAGAGGGTTACGATTTACAAGTTATAGTTGGGAAATGTCCAAGTAAGAGTAATTGCTATAAGGTTATTAAGTTAGGTAATCATGCGTCATTGGCAAAAACAAAGGTTTTAACCAATTATGAAAAGTCATTCCATCTACAATGCAATAAATACAGAAACGTAAATATTACTGGACTTTTTGAAATTGAACTTAGGGTGTTTAATGAAAGCAATCGTGCTGATTTAGATAATGCTTTAAAAATAATCCTGGACTGCCTGCAGAAAGTAAAAGCTATCAGTAATGATAATAATTGCATTAAGATATTGGCTGAAAAGTTTATTGATAAAGATAAACCACGAATAGAATTTCGTTTAATTAAACTATAATAATTTTATGTACGCAAAAACATTTACTACTGTTTTTAACCATAAATATCCAGAGCGTGGCGTAAGTGCGTTTGTAAAAAAAATTAAATACGAAACTTTAAGGCGCATTCTTACGGTAGATTTTTATAGTGGCACAACGTATGAATACATCAATGTTCCTATTACTGCATGGGAACGCGCCATTAAAACTGATTGTATTCGTACTTTTTTGAAAGCAGATATTATTGGGAGATACGAAAGCATTAAGCGGTAAAACAATTAAAGTCTATAAAAATGAAATGGAATAAAATTGATAATGGTAATAATTTGCCTAATGAAAGAAAAAACGTATTGGTTTGTACGCATGGATTAATATTACCATGTTTCTATGAGAAAGAAAAGGACTTTTCATGGTTTTGTATTCTGCAGATCAATAACCAACTCGAAGCGCAACACGTTAGAGTTGTAGATGTAGATAGCTGGTGTTATTTACATGAAGTAGATTTACCTGATGGCATTACTGAAAGAGTAGAATTTACAGACCAACAACTTGAATTTATAGAAACAGGTAAAAGAACTCATTATTGGATGCAACCAGGTTTTGATAAACAAAACAGATGATACTAAAATACCCAAAGAAAAACGAAAGCATTTATAAAATTAATCCATTGCTTGATAACCATGAGGTATTTAAAGTGATTGGTGAGTATAAAATGAGATTCGTTGCGCTGGCTGCCGATAAAGTAGAAAGTCCGTTTCGCCACAAAAAAGGTGAACAGCTTGGTAATGCAGTAGCAAAAACAATACCTGAACTTTGGGAAGGCAAACAAATCAAAAAAGAGTATTGGGATATGTGCGATTTTAAAGATTCCAAAGTTAATAAAGCACTTAGATTGTACGATGAACTGTTTAATCCTGAAATGACTAAAAGGCATGTGAAAAGGATAGAAAGTTTAGAAATGTTGAGCGACCAACAAGATAAAATCTTAAATTATGCCGATAGCATTGCTGACGACCATAAAGATTACATAAAATTCCAAACCGAAAGTTCCAATTTAATCAAAAATGGTATTCTTAGAAAAACCACCGAAGAAATTGAGTATTACCATAGTAAATTATCAGAACACAACGTATTGCCATTGGAAGTGTTAACGCGCCTTGATGGAAATAAAGAACAAGAAGCAAAAGACAATGTAGTATCGGACACAGCCGATGATATTGATATAGATAAAGTTTAAGTTATGAAAAGAGATACACGACAAGAGGTAAATAAAATCCTTGAAAAAGCAACCAAAGGTACACCTCAAAAAAATGACATCAATTGCTTTACAAAAGACTTGCAAGATGCAAAAAAATCTAACAATGAACAATCTGCAAAAATAGCCATCAATAATTATAAAAAATGGATGAAAAGTTGATTTTTATTGTTAATTACGCAAAAAAGCGTAACATTTAGTAACGATATTGCAACAATATTGCATTTTTATTATTATGTTTGTTTTTGCAATCAAGTTGCAACAATAAAATGTTAATCAAGGAACCATTAAACCAAACATTTATTCCGAATGGCTTAGAAACGCCAAAGCAAATGACGCAACGTTATTTAGATTTCTTGGAAAACAGAGATTTATTATATCCTAAGAATACAGTAAAACATGAACGCCTAAAACTACCCAACAACCTAAACCACCTAAAAGATTTAAAAGAACGAAAAGAATTTAAAGAAGAACTTTTCAGACGATGGAAGCATGGACACGATGGTATGTGTGGCATGATGTACGCGCATTACAATTACATGACTATACATGATCGCGCGACAGGTGGTATGATACAACCAGATTACCGACATTATGATAATCTTACTTTCTCACTTATCGAGTCGTGTATGGGGCGACCAAATCAGTATTTCGAGGATAATTCAGGAAAAGGTATTATTTATTTATCGCGACGTGGATTTGGTAAAAGTGCCACTCTTGGCAGTGCAGCCATTTCTACTATTTCAACAAGAAAAGAAGTTACTACACTACTTACATCAAAAGATGAAAAAGATGTAGAGAAATTCCTGCAAGAAAAAGTCAAAATGACTTACTATAAAATGAAACCATATTTAAGGTTTTCAGAATTAACCAACAATAGAGGAAATTTCCATATTGGAAAAGAAACTCAAACAAAAGATGGTTTAACATTAGTAGCTGGCAATAACTCCAAAATGGTTTGTAAGGCACCGACATTAGCTTCATTAGAGGGAGGTGGGGCAATACTTGCTGAAATTGATGAAGCAGGTAAAATAAAAGGACTTGTAGATATAATTGACAACTTGCTACCTGCATTGTGCGGTAAAGATGGTATTACGCGTGTTGGATTGCCATTGGTGGCAGGTGTAGCTGGTGAAACAGATGTTTATGGTACAGACTATGGCGACCTTTGGGAAAAAGCGAAAGAACGTGACTTTTTACAATGGTTTGTACCTGGTTGGGCAGGTATCAGAGTGGATGAATTAGGTAATGATGATATAGAACAAGCAGTTGAAATGATTTTTACTCTAAGATTGAAAGCGCAAAGTATTTCAGAGAGTAAATTGATTTCTCATTTGAAACAATATCCACTTACACCAGAAGAAGCACTTAACAGTTCATCAACAGGCGTATTAAACAGAGCGCGTATTCGTGAGCAATGTGCTGTTTTAGGTAGTAACCCAAAATCAACGCGCACAGGTACAATGTCATGGTTGGATAAAGCGTCAAAACACCCAAATTTTATTCCAAACATCAATGGCAAGGTAGAAATATTGGAAAACCCAATACAATCATTGGTAGCACAAGGAAAATACATTGGATTTATTGATGCTTACGATATAAAAGAAAAAAACGAGAAGTCCGCCAACAGTAAAAAAGATACCAATAGTGGTTCGGTAGGTGCATTCTATGTGTTTAAGCGCGATGCAGGTCTTAGTCAAGGTGAACAGAAAGCAATATTCGATGAATTGGCTGCAGAAACGGAATTAGAAAAGAAAAAAGCACTCCATTTGGCACTTGGACACTTGCCAGTAGCAGAATATATAGAAGGACAAGACAAACCAGAAGATTTCGCGGAAGAATGCGCCAAATTGATGTACTTGTACGGTTGTAAAACATTGGTTGAACGATTTCCATCAGGTATTTACACTTACTTGATGAATTATTACAAGTCACTAATGCAATACAAACCAGTATTGCCAGGTGAAAGACTTAAACCAGAGAATTTTCAGAAATATGGTATAAAAATCACAGAGGATTGGAAAAAAGAAAGAACCTCTTATTTGCAATGGTATTTCAATAATTGTTGCGACAGAATTTATTTCCCACGATTACTCGGTGATGCAGATGATTACGATCCAGAAGTACAGAGAAAGAAAAAGGATAGTGTGGATGCCTTTGGCGGTTGCTTGTTGCATGATAAGCAACCGTATTTAAGGGATGGCGAGTATGAAGTAGGCACAGGAAATGATGATGATGTATTATTTGGAGTTGTTGACGATGGTAATGGTGGAATAGCATGGTTAAACGGATAAAGAAAGTATAAAATGAGAAGATTTCCAGAACAAAACGACATTTGGACAAGAGTAGGTAAGATGATAAACCCACTCAATGTGCAGAACGAAGATGTTTCTATAATAGACTTTGTTCATGCAATGCCGCTAAACCCAAAATTCGGTGCCATGTCAAGGCGATATTATTCATTTGCAGAACATAGTGTGAATATGTACGACCACTTAGACGCTTACATGGAAGAAATAGTTGAAAAGTTCGATAAATCAGAATCTCAAAAGAAAACTGATAAAAATAAAGCTGTAAATGAAGATAAAAGGTATGTGTCTGACATAAAAAAACGTCACTTACGACTGTTTACATTGCTTTATTACGCGCCACGACCATATTTAGCTGCCATAATTGGTGGTTTTGAGTCGTATAAATACCATTATGCAAGAATTGCAGCAGCAATAGTGAACGGAATTGGATTGAGTTATGATGATTTTAAATTATGTAAACCAATGCTAGATTACATTGATGCCGAAGTAGATAAATGTATTTATCCGTATTGGAACTCGGTAGAGGATAAGTATTTGTTTCTGCAACCACAAAAAGCACAAGAAGAATACATTAGCCGATTTAACCGTGACAGCGATATTCAGATTAAAATATTAGGACAAGGATATGGCTTAATTGTGCCAAATTTCAAGTCAAATGGACAAGGTATAATGGACTTTAATTTACCTACCGTTACAATATAATATCTTTGGTAATATTGAATGGCAGTCGATAAAAAAAATATTAACGAAGACCAAGATTATTACAAAAATAAAATCTTGACTTTCTTACGCGCAAGTACGTCGCGAAGTTCCTATATAAAATATCAAATGCAAAGATGCTATGATTATTTTGGTGGACTCAATACAAATAATCCGTACAAATCACTATCAGAAGTTTTTGATATTAAAAAACAAGGTAAGAATGGTGTGCAAACTTTAAAAATGCCTACCATATTTACTGACTTAAATCATATTGCTCCAAAGGTACGCTCATTGGTAGGCGAATTGGATGGAATGGGATTTAGAGTGCATGTAGAATCAATAAACCGTGAAGCAAAATCAAGGAAACTTGAAATGAAGCTGAAAGTTATGACAGATATGGCTATGAAACCATATTTCGACCATGCAGCAGTTGAAACAGGTATTGAGATAGGAATGGAAGATGATGTGCCAACAAGTCAAGAGGAATTAGAAGAAAGATTTAAAAACAAAAACTACAAGGATATTTCCGATATGTCAATGACTGCATGTTTGAATTATTCTATACAGTATTGGGGTTATGTAATGATGCGACTCCAATTATTTCGTGATGTTGTAATTAGTGGAGAGTGCCATGCCGAAACAAAAGTCGTAAATGGATTTCCTCAACTCATACGATTAAATCCAATTAATGTATTCTATGTAGTTGATCCGAATGATGATGATTTATTGTCAAAGACAAATGCAAAAGGTTTTGTAGGATATGCTGATATTAATGCAGTAATGAACCAATTTGATTTAAACAATGAACAAATTGATGGGCTGAAAGAACTTAGTGTAAGTGGTGGCGTTGAACCTTATCTTGGTATAGCATTTAACGGAATACGTTATTTTGAACCATTTGAAGATGATAAGAAGCGTATTTTGATTTCTAGGTGGAAATGGACTGATACAGTTAAAAAATTAGGCGTAGAAATTACTTACGCTGATGGCAGAACTGAATTTAGAATTTTGGATGCCAGTAAGTTGAAAAACGATAAAGAAAGAATTAATAAAAAAGATTTAGGAATACCTGATGATGCAACATTTAAAGTTACACGCAAAAAAGTGACTACCTTAAAAAAAGGAACACTTTTAGGTGGACAAATGTTGGTTGATTATGGTGAAGAAGAATTTTTAATTAGAGATACCGAGAATATCTCGATGGCTCTTTGTCCGATTGTTTCTTACAAACCAGAATATCATAACGGTTCTAATACATCACAAGTAGCGCAGTTGATGAAAATTCAGGACTTGCGGAACTACATAATGACTATGGTTACTTTGGAAATAACTAAGTCAGGTGGAAATGCACTTGCAGTTGATGTAAGTAAACTTCCGAAAGAATGGGGCGCGTCACCAGTTGATAAAATGGGAAAAGTGTTGCATTATCTAAAAGGGTTTGGTATTATACCGTATAATTCTGCAGAGGGCGAGCAATTGCCAGGAACACAATCTATTCCTGTACAAAGATTTGATGCAGGTATAGGTTCAGCTTTAGTTTCGTATGTAAGCATTATGCAACTTTTAGAATCTGAAATGGATAAGATTTCAGGAATAAATGGAGCGCGATTAGGAAATATACAATCAGCCAATCAGTTAAAAGGAGTTACGGAACTTGCTTTATCTCAATCAAATACCATTACGCGTTATTTGTACAGGGGATTTTTCGAGTTTGAAAGCAGACTCCTTACTTATCATTGTCAGCATATAAAAATGTCTTGGATATATAACCCTGAACGATTTACACCGATCATAGGTGATTTTTACTTTGAGTTTTTAAAACAAGATGTAGATATTACTATGGACACACATGCAGCAACAGTAAAAGCAGACGATATTTCATTTGAAACATTGAAAGGTTACTTAATGTTGGCAGTACAAGCAAATGCATTACCATTAGACGAAGCATTAAGATTAGAAGTTATGGGTTCTAGTGATGTAAGAGAAGCAGTTGATGAATATATCTTGGATATGCAGAAAAGACGCGAGCAGGAACGTGAAGATAAACTTGCGATGCAACAATCACAGCAAGAAGCACAAGCGCAAATGCAACAAGCGCAAACGCAGTCACAATCTCAAATGCTCGAACAACAACAAGCAGGTGATTATAAAAAACAACAGTTAAAATCACTTACGGACTTTAAGAAAAAACAAGTTGATGATGAAAACAAACGGTACATAAAACAGATGGAAATAATGAACGATACTCCAAATATTTAGGTATAAAAAAAACTTTCTATCATTACACTATTAAAAAAAACAAAAATTATAAAATGAAAAAATTACTATTAATTCTAATTTTGTCAATGTCCGCAATGAGTGGATATTCACAGTTGATAAGTGTGACTGCTACACAACGCGCAGGATATAATATTGACACAACAGTATTCTATTTGAACCCTGTATTTATACAGTCAATTACAAAAGCAACAAATCCGATCATTTATTATGTAAACCCAGAGAAAAGTTCCGACACTTTAATTACTTACAAAGTTAGTTCGGCAACACCATTTGACACATTGGTAAACCAATCAAATCGTGCAAATGCATTCTTGGTAAAATTAAATTTAATCTCGATGGTTTCAGGAACATCAAGAGATACCGCGATACAATATGCATACCCTATTAATTATATGGTAGAAGTAAAACAAAAAACAACTTCGGCAATGCCAAAAGTTAATAGTACGATTGCTATCAAACAAGGCAATAAAGCAGGGTATACGCGATTGAATATTGGTGAAACAAATTCACAAATTAAAACACGCGTAGATTCATTAATTCGTGTTGCTAAAAATATTACCTACTAACTTCTTTCTTTTTGTATTCATAATTAGTAATTATTTTGGAATCCAACCGCAAGGTTGGATTTTTTATTGCAACAATTTGTATATTTACATACAAATAATACAAAAAATGGATCTTACCGAAGATATAATAAAAAAGTTTGCTGAATATAAAAACGATGAATATGTGCTACATTGTGAAGGTATCTATATTACTTTTGATATACAAGCAGAAATAGTAACCGTTTACATAGAACAAATCCAAACTATAATAAATTCTTTAAATGAGATACAAGACATTTATAGAATTTTAACCAAAAGAGAATTACCTATTTTACAGGCCTAGGAACTATTGGCACTGAACTTACAGGTGTAGATTTTACAGGCACCGAGTTTACTTGTGGCGATGTGCTATCTTCTGGTTTGTCATATTTTTGGTTCTGATTACTAATACCTATTACGTTTAATACTGTATTTACAATAGCATTTAATGCATTAACATCTTTATCTGTAATATCATTATAGATATTTGGCAAGTTCATAGGTATAAACATATCCATTAGCATTTTTAGCTTAAATTCAGTAGGTGTGTAAGTTTTACCATACATAGAATAGTTTCCATCTTTATCTGATTTTGCAGTAAAAGGATTTTTAATTGGAGCAAGCAATGATAGTGTTCTATTAAAAATAGACTCTGATAAAAACTGCAAACCAGTTTTACTTGAATAGTCTTTCAACCCTACTTTTGAATATTCACCTTTATAGTCTTTAAAATTATCAAAATCAGTTCCAAAAGCGTTTGTTATGGTAGTAAGTAATCTTAGTGTAGCTACATTTAATGCAGTCATACCGCCCATGTCAAAATAGGATCTATCGCCTTCTTTATTTTTTAACTTTAAAAAATTAGTGCTAAATGGACTTGTTTCAACATTCCATTCATCATCATCACCACTCAATCCATTTGCAATTAAATATGAAAGGTATAATCCACTAAATAATACTGCCTGGTTTAATAAATCATTTACTAATTGCCTTGCAATAATAGGTTGGTTACTTAATGGCTTGTTACGAACATAATTTTTGGCTAAACCATAAAGCATACCGATATACGTTTGCTGTAACATGGCTGATGTGTTTCTTGCAGAAGTCAATAAACCCCACCATTTATTCAATCCTCTTTTATTATCTTCACCAATAACTTGTCCTGCGCCTGAACGACTGTTTACATAATCAGCTAGCTTTTCTAACACCTCTTTATCTGCTTTTTGTGAGTCAGTCAACCCATTGTACATTTTTTGGAATACTTGTATTCTAAGGTTAGCTAAAAACTTTACAGATAGTCTGGCATTTTTGTTTACTATATCGGTTACTTCATTCTTACCAAGTAGTTTAGTAAAACCACTTTCTCTAAACTCTTGCTCAAATATATCATCCCTTAGTGATTGACTAGGTATTCTTAACCCTGCTTTAATCATTGTTTCATAGAATGGATTTGATTTAAGATCACGTTTCCATTGATTGAATGCGTCCTCGCTTAGTTTTCCTTTAAAAGACTCTTTTAGTGCCTTTGCAAATAAATGAGGTTTTGTTCTTGCAAAATATCCACCTTGAACACCGAGCCAACCAATATCAGTAAAACCTAATGTGAGTGTTCTTGATATAGACATGGCATTTATGCCTAACTTCTGCAGCCATGTTTGTTTTGCTTTTTCTATTTCAACTTCTTTCTGAATAACCTTGCGTTCCCACTGTTCTTTTTTAGCTTCTAATTGATTTTGGTTTTCTTTTAATTTATCAAGTGCAGTTTGATTAGTTGACGAGTTAATAACACCTGCTTTTCTATCTTTCTCTGCTTTAATTTGTTCTGATGTTTTTCTAACTTTTATACCAGCCAATAAATTATCTATTTCTACAATTTGTCTATCAATTTGCTTTTGTCTGTTTTCTAATAAGTAGTCAGCATTATTGTTTCTGAAATTATCTCTTTCAGATTTTAACTGTTCTTTTTTAGCTTCTAATTGATTTTTAAGTTTTTGATACTCGCTGTCTGTTATTGATAATTTATTGAGTGTTGGATTTTTAGAATACTGTTTCTTATCCAACTTATCTTGATATTTAGCAACAAGGTTGGTTAAATTTTCTTTTGCGTAATGTAGTAATGCTTTTTGGGAAGACATTAAATCATATAACTCTTGTTGTTTTTTCTTAACTGCATCATTATAGTCAAAATTGGCTTTATTTTTTATCTTTTCATATCCATCAAGCACCTTTTGAACTTCCTCTATTTTATTGGCAATTTGAGTAAGTTTTCTTTCGTTCAAACCTGCAATATCATCTTCCGATAAAGTGACAGTAAGTTTTTTCATTGCTTCTGCTAATTCTCTGCGTTTCTCACGAACAGCAATCTTATCTTTATCGCGGATAAAACCTGTTTTCTTAGGTGCAATATTATTCTCTGCATCTTCCAATTTACTTTGAAGTAGCATTAAAGATTTTATCTCTGAAAGTTTTTCTTCTACTTGTGTTTGGCTTTGTCTTATACTATTACCATAGTTTGTAATTTCATCACGAATTTGTTTATCAGAAATAGATTTATCACCATCATAATATTTATTGCGTATTGCTTCTACCATTTTTTCCATAGTGTCTGCACCTTGCTCGATTAGTTCTATTAATTCATCTTTTGAAATACCTTCTTTATTTTTCTTTTTGATTCCAGTATCGGTTTCTTTTATTTGCGATAACACATGCTTTTGTGCATCTTCCAATAATTTTTCGTCAATATTTTGGTTAGCGTTTTTAATTGCTTTGATAACAGACTTTAATGCTTTTTTTACGCCTATTTTAGAAATAGTCATAGTCGCTTTTGTCATATCCAAGATAGTGTCCTTGAACTTAACTTTGTCAACTTGTTGAGCCATTGCAATACTGCTTAACATTCTTGCAATATCTTCAAATCCTTTTGCTAAAATACTTTTTGCGTTTTTAACTTCTAAATCATCTTTTATTTTTGAGTCAATGATTAAATCGTCTACTAATAAATGAGTGGTTATATCGTCAACTATTTGTTGTTCTGCTTCTTTTTTAGCTAGTTCTTGTAATTTTGTATTTTCCTTTCTAAGGTCGGCAATTTCTCTTGATAGATTTTCTAACTCTGCTATTTCTGCACCTGATAATTGTGCGCCAATAGCGTTCATTTTATGTTCAAACATTGGTAGTGTGAAATAGATGTCACTATCTAAATATATCTGTGCAAGGATAGCATTTCCTCTACCTGCATCAGTTCTTTGTTTACTTAAATCAAGGAATAATTGAGCCGATTTAAACATTGCATCTTTTCTTTCTTCTTCGGTAAGGTTTTCATCTGAAAGTGCTTTGTTGCCATAATATTCAGCAATTTTATGTTGTAGTACAACTTTGTGTGGTTCGCTTAAACCAACATCGCCAATTTTATCTATAAAAGATTCTGCTTTCTCAATGCCAAACTTATTGATAAGTTCATCAACGTCTTTGAATATTTGTTTTGAGTCGTAATCGCTTTTATCGTACCCTTGTTGAACGATATGTTCTTTTACAGCGTTCAATGTACTATTTCCTAAAACAATTCTTTCAGCTACTCTTTGTTTTGAGTCGCTTAGTTCTTTTTTTGTTTCATCTTTGTTTTCTTCAACCTCTTTAACACCCAAAGCATCGTCAATTTGTTGTTTAGTATTTCCAGCTTCCAAAAGATAATCACGAATTTCACTATCGGTTAATTCAAAGTCACGAAGTTCTTGTACTTTCTTTGTTAGTTCATCAGGTTTGAATTGCAAATCAACATCGCCACTTTTTGTTTCTGTACCAACTTTACTATCCAACACCTTACCACCTAATAATTCGCCAACTACTTTCTTGGTGAACATGTCGAATTTATCATCAGGACTTAAATTTTTAATTCCTAATTTCTCGCCAATTTTAGCAAATAAATCATTCAACCATTGTTTGAATTTATTATAAAGTGTAGGGTTAGAATTAAAAATAGTTTCGCCTTTGTTACCAATGGCTGTTACTAATGCTTCCGCCTGGATTTCAGTGATTGATTTTCCTTTGTATGCAGGATTTTTTCTTATTTCATTTATAAGTTCTCTGCCTTGTGGTGACTGCACCAATAATGAAATGCCTTTTGCAAATTCATTAGGAAATACTGATTGCCAAATATGTCCAAATTCGTGTATAGGTGTGTTTGCGTTTATTGCATCAGAGTTTAAGAATACCTTGCCATCAGGTGTTTTGAAACCATAGATTGTGCCATCTTTTGTTTTGGTATCAGTTACTACTATTCCACGTTTCTCTAATTCTTTTCGTGCGTTATCAAAATCACTTTTACCAAACAACTCCACTTTCACATTCGGAAATGCTTTTTTAAGTTTGTCTAATAATTGATTGAATTTAGACTGTGATATTGTAGTGAATTTCTTATCTGTTGATTGGAATGGGATTTCCCCTTGATTAATATTATCAAGTTCCTCATTTAATTTCGCAATTTCCTTGCGTTTAGCTTCAATATCATCTTGTAGTGATTTAGCAATCTTTTGTTGTTCAACTTTATCGTCAAACATTGCTTGTGGCTTTGCACCTTGTAATAAGTCAAGTTGGTTTTCTTTAAGGTTTTGCTCTAACTGCTTATTGAGTTTAGATTGTTTTTCTTCTAACTTTTTAAGTTCAGCTTCCTTAACCTTTAGTTCTCCTTTAATTGTGGCTTCGGATCGCTTATCAGAAACTTTCTCTGCATTATTTACATAATCATCAGCAAATGCATTTTCTTTATCATCTGCCATCCTTTGCAACTCTTCATCGCTGAGTGTTTCCATATACTCAGCCATTTCCGAAACTTGTTCCGGTGTTGCTTGGTTTTCAAACTCTAAATATTTGGCGTATTCTTCTGCTTGTTTTGCATCTATATCAGAACCAAATCTTTTATTTAGTTCTTCTACCATTGCTTTTGTGCCAAAGAAAGAATTTAATACTCCTTCAACTGCATTTTCAAATTCCTGCGAATCAAACTTCTCAAATCCAAAAACATAGTTTTGGTTTTCCCATAAACTATGTGCCATTTCTGAAATTGTAGCAAATCCATCCTTACTTAAAAGTCCAATTCTTTTTTGGATTTCTCCATTTGAATTTCTATACATACCCTTTATTATATCAGCTGATATTTTTGCACCGCCAATAAAGGATTGTAAAACCATGTCTTCTGCACTTTCAGGCTCATGTGATAGTGCTTTTTTATATTCAGGATTTTTTACAGTACGTCTTGCCTTTGGAGTACCTTTTGTTTTACGGATTACCCTTTCAGTATTTCCTCCTGTCTCTTTTGGTCGCGTTTCTTGATTGCGTTCAGCAATTTCTGTGCCACTGCTTTCTGTGCTGGCGTCAGTTCCTTTTGTTTCGGATTTACCTTTAGTGTTTGTGGTGTCATTTTCTTGATTTAATAAGTTATCATTATTTTCATTGAATTTTACTTTTTCTTTGTCAAAAACTACTAATTCGCCTTCCTGCGTATTGCTTTCTCTAAAGTATATGCCATCGTAACCTTGTGATTTTAACTCGTTTGTTGTTAATTCTGCAAGTTTTTTAATACCGGCATCATTTAGGTTGTCAACGGTAAGTTTTCCAGCAGGTAATTTTTGATAATCTACCGTATCGAATTCATCAAATTTATCTCGGTTTGCGTTTAATATTTCTTGTCTTTTGTCTACCAATCCGAAATCGCCATTATCAACTACAAATGGATTTTGTATGTCAATTTCTACTTGTTCTGCTTTATTGCCTTTCGTTTCGTACCGGTTGCCTTTTTCTGTGGAAACAAACGTGCCTAATGCTTGATTCTCGCCCATGTTCTTTCCTTTTACATGGGTAAGGTTTTTTGATTTTATTTCGTCAATAATAGCAGATGTTGCTATTTTAGGTTGTTCTTTAGATAGTAGGGATTCTACTGCTTTTACTAATTCAGGATTACTACCGTCTGCTTTGGCTTTATGGTACGCTTCTGCTAAATTTTTGGATTGGTTAAAATCAACATCGTATTCGATATTTGCACTTATTGTTTTATCCCCATTTACCATTGCTTCGGCTACTCTATGAGTACCATCTCTTATATGATACTTGCCATCATTTTTAAGAACTACTATTATCGGTTCTTTTGTTCTTGAACCTAATCCTTGTTTTACTTTCCTTACAGCATCTTCAAAAGATTTATCATTTGGATTTTCAACAATATCTGAAATTGGTATATCCTTAATTCCTTCTTTGTCCAATATTTTACCCATTTTCCCATTACTCATACTCCCCTCTAAAGAATTTTTAGTACTTTCTACATCTTTCAATGCAGGATTATCTACACTACCACTACCTACTTCACCTGATTGTTGGATAGGTGTTTGTTGTTCTTGTAGTTTATTTCGTTTATCTATTAAGGCATTAATTTTATCTTGTAATTGGTTTAATTTGATTTCGTTTTCAGAC